CATTTGCTGCATTTTATAATTACAAGCAATCCCGATTCAGTTTGATAGTAAATAATAATATGGCTCACTACAAAAAAGTACAAACAGATGAATCTTTGCAATATTTATTTGATGAAAAAACATTTTCAAAACAAAAAGAAGGATATGATTCTCCACAAAGTAGAGATAATAATTCCATTACAATGGGATATATGACAAGTCGACCGAATAAATACCAATTTAATGCGAATTTATCCACCACTTTTTACAAGCAGAGTTGTAAAAAAATGCAAAATATTAATTATGTGGAGGATTATTCAGTTTATGGGAAACAAGACTTATTCAATAAATACGATAAAAATGCTTTAAATCTTTATTTCCAAAAGATATGGAACGGAGGAAAGTCTTTTTTAGTGGATGTAACAGGTACACTGTATGATACGGAATTTAAATCTGATTACAAAGAATGGCATTCAGAGGATGAAACAATTTCATCATTCTCTTCCTATGACACCAAACGCCAGTCGCTTCTGTCCACTATACAATATTCAATGCCTTCAAAAATGGGAAACTGGACTGTGGGTATAAGAAATTCCTATCAATTGGCAAAACAGAATGACAACAATGGTGAAATTTTACAAAAGCAAAATATGATGCATGGTTATGCTCAACTTTATGGAAAAAAAGGGATGCTGAGTTATCAGTTTATATTAGCTGCAAAATATTTGAATCTGAAAAAACAAAATAATACAATATGGTCAAAGTGGTATCCAATGCCGAGTGCAAAATTTTGGCTTCGCCCTAAAAAAAATATAACATTTCAGCTAATTTATAATTATAGTGCAGATGTACCTTCTATATCTTTAATGAGTGAAACAGAGCAATGGCTTGATAATTTTTATGTTTATAAAGGAAATTCTAATCTAGAGCCTTATCGCAGTCATCATATAAGTTTAGCAACAAGTATATCGACTCAACATATTAATTTTGCCTTACAAGGATTATTTAACTATAGCCCCAATGCTATTGTGAATCATTTTAAGGAAACCCCAGACTATATTTTACAAACTTATACAAACTTAAAATCCAAGAAAGAAGCTGGTGGACAAGTTGTTGTTGACTATTTCCCTTTGAAGAATAAATCTTTAAAAATTGGTGCTGTTGGTATATACATTCACCACCATGGAACAGAAAAGAATGGTCTATCATGGAATGGCTACCGCTATCAACTAATGGGATATGTAGCTTATACCCTTCCTAAATGGGAATTAGAGGTTTATTATCAATATCCTGGACAAACACTTAATGGACAGTTAGTCACTCCTAGAGCAGAAGTGCTAAGATTAGACTTCGCATACAAGCCCCTACCTAATATGAGCATTGGCTTACAATGGAATCAACCATTTATGAAAGGATTTGTTGAAGGTGAACATACAACAGAAACATGTCTTATAAAATCCACGTCTTCTATTAATATTCGTGATTATTCAAATATGCTATGCTTGAAATTTTCATATAATTTTTCTTTTGGCAAACAGAAAAAACATCCGGTACAAAAAATAAAAAATAGCGATACAGATTCGGGACTGCTCATTAAATAGTTGTATTATGGGACTAAATAAAATAGTATTTACCAAACAACATGATTCCATGCAATGTGGAATAGCTTGTTTGGCTATGGTTTGTAGCTATTATAATAAAGAATATTCAATTGAATTTCTCTCTCGTTACTGTTTTGCAACAACCGAGGGTGTATCCTTGCAAGGTATAAGTGAAACTGCTAACAAGTTGGGATTGCGAACTCAATGCGGAAGGCTTTCAATGAATCAACTCAAAACAGCAGATTTACCGTGTATTCTTCATTGGAATCAGAATCATTTTGTAGTACTCTATAGAGTAAAATCCGCAAAAAAGTTTTATGTCGCTGACCCGGGAAAAGGATTGATGAAATATGACGAAGAAGATTTTGAAAAACATTGGATTAGTACTCAATCAAAAGGTGAGAAAAAAGGAATCGCCATGTTTTTTGAACCTACACAGAAATTTTATCGGAATGCTATGGAAGAGGCAAAAGAAAGGCGTTCATTTCATTTCCTTTTGGGGTATATTTTGGAATATCGGAGATATTTCTTCCAAATATTTCTCGGTTTGCTTCTAGGTTGTGTCCTCCAGCTAATTATGCCATTTCTCACACAAGGGATTGTGGACTTCGGTATAGCGAATAATAATATCGGTTTGATATGGCTAATTTTGCTTGGAGAATTAATGGTTGTTATCGGGCGAACGGCTACTGATTTTATTCGTCGATGGCTCTTGTTACATATTTCCATGCGAATAAACATTTCGTTGGTGAGCGACTTTTTTATTAAGTTGCTCAAGCTTCCCATGTCGTTTTTTGACACAAAATTGATGGGCGATTTACTCCAACGTATGAACGACCACTCTCGAGTACAATCTTTTCTCACTAATCAAGTATTGAACGTGATGTTTACCATGCTCAGTTTTGTCGTGTTTGGAATTGTATTGCTCGCCTATAACAAATTGATTTTTGGAATGTTTTTGTTAGGCAGTATCCTTTATGGCTTATGGATAGCCAATTTCCTTGGAAGAAGGAAAATTTTGGATTATGAGCTTTTTGAACAACAAGCCATCAACCAAAACGAAACATACCAATTTATCACTTCGATGCAAGAAATTAAGCTTCAAGATTGTGAGAACAGACGTCGTTGGGAATGGGAAGATACGCAAGCCAATTTGTTCAAGGTACAAATGAAGTCCATGAAGCTGCAACAAATGCAGGAAGCTGGAAGTATCTTTATCAATGAGCTTAAAAATATCTTTATCACTGTATTGGCTGCAACGGCTGTAATTAACGGGCAAATTACATTGGGAGCAATGCTTGCCATTCAATACATAGTGGGGCAATTGAATTCTCCGGTCGAGCAGTTGATGAACTTCATTTACTCTTTGCAGGACGTGAAGATTTCACTGGAACGTATCAATGAAATTCATCAATCAAGAAATGAAGAGAGCAAAAACAATCAAATGAAAGAATTTGCTGGCGAAAAAGCAATTCGAATCAATGAAATAAGCTTCAGGTACGACCCTCATTCCCTAAAAAAGACATTGGACAATATCACGTTTGAGATACCTGAGGGAAAGGTTACGGCTATTGTTGGAGCAAGCGGAAGTGGAAAAACCACGCTTATTAAACTAATGTTGGGGTATTATCCAGTGTCGGAAGGTGCCATAATGGTTTCCGGCAAGAACATCAATGAATATAATTTGAAATGGTGGCGCAGGTGCTGTGGGGTAGTCATGCAGGATGGCGTAATTTTTTCGGAATCAATCGCCCGGAATATAGCCGTGGGTGACAGTGAAGTCGATATAGCCCGATTAGAACAAGCTGCAAGAATCGCATGTATTCATGATTATATTCTGTCGTTGCCTTTGAAGTACAATACGAAAATCGGTCGTGACGGGGTAGGTCTCAGTCAAGGTCAGAAACTATAATCCGCAAATCGAAATGTTCGCGCGTTTCAAAATGAAAAGTTCATTTCACAAAACGAAGCGTATAATTTAAAGCACTCTTTATTCCATTTGAACTGGTCAATTCTAAGCTAAAAATAACAGAAAAATAACTTGCAAATATCAACAAAAATCACTATCTTTACATAGTTAAATTGAGGTCGTTTACCCTCAAATCAGTTCAGTTTTGTATTCCCCTACCCTATCAATATTCTAAAAAAATTCGGCCGGCTTCGCCGGTATTTGAATACCTTTTAAATGGAATTCGGAAACCATCCGAATCCCGTTCTTTCGTTTTAGTCGCTTCGCTCCACGCTTTGGCGCTTTGCGCTTACGCCACCTCGCGTATCGCCTTGTACGCTGCCACGCTTTGCGCCCGGACGATTTTGCCGCGGAAGGCCAGACGGGAGCCGACATTCGTGTACGAGTTCGATGCATCGTTATTCGCATGCGCATGCGACACGCCGCCATACGGGTTCGCACTGCTGCACCCGCGATAGACCACACGGACCGTAGCGGTGCTTATCCAGTACATGTCGGTATAGTAAGTAGAAGATGATCCGTTCAGATTACCTACCGGAATCATGTCCATATACTTGCCGTGCGCCACGCCTGTAATCCACTGACCGCTGTCCTTCTTGCCCTGTACCATACGGATACTGCCGTCAGGCATCCAGATGCGCCATTTGCCCACGTTACCGCTGTCGTTCGGCAGATCCACGCCGTCCATCATGTCATACTTGTTGCCGTAGATGTCCTCATAGCCCAGGCAGCAGATATTGTTCACCTGCACCACAGTCGCCTGTCCGTATTCGTCCCGACTCTTATACCAGGCATACTGGTGCACCAGGCCGTCAATCAGCGAATTCGTGATTTTGTTGTTAATGACATACGCTTCATCGTAGCCGATGGTGTCTGTCATCCCGTGTTCGGCCGTTCCGCCTGTTGTGCGGTTATTGTTATGCTGACCGGCACCGCATTGTTCCTGCATATCCCTGCGCCCGTACTTTGCATAGCTCAGGTTCGCGATGCGGCTGTGCATCAGCGCATCTATCTGCTGCATACCCCGCTGCTGGCTGTAGTAGTGGAAGTCCGTCCAGGTCATACTTGCCGTGGTCGAAGCTCCGGTGATGCAGGCACGCAGTTTACTGCCCACCACCGAACTGCCCACAACGGCACACAGATGCTCCTCATTGGCCACCCAATCCGGTTCCATGTCCTCTATCTTGTCGCTGTGGCTCAGTACCACGCAGTCAAACTCTGCCGTGTTCAGAATGGAGAAATGCAGGGCTGTAGCACGTTCCGGAACGTCTGCTATCAGATACATGCCGGCTTCAAATTTCAAGCCGATGGTCGGCACCACAATACTCTTCAGGATGTTTCCCTCCGCATCAGCAAACACACTGCCGATAAGCCCTGTTCCTGGAACGCTCGGGAAGCGGACACGTCTGTAACCCGACACGTCCACTTTGCACACGGAATAAGCCTTGTCCGTCGTATAGGATTCCATCAGCGTGGGCTTGCCGCTCATGATCTTGCGTTCACCCAGCCAGCCGCCCTGTGTCTCCTTGATGGCATCCAGTGTCAGTACCGTCGCCTCAGGCACCGGGGGCATTTCGTCCTCCGGATAACTGCTGTAGCAGGCGTACTTCTTGTTGTTCAAATAATCGTTGATGCCTTTGCTCCAGTAAAACGGCTCATACATCATCCAGTCTCCCTCGCTGCCGTCCAGCTTCGCCACCGTACAGTCGTTCATATCCTCCGCATCGGCATAGAAGTTCGAGCTTTCGTCATGCAGGGGGAAATAGGTCATCTCCCCGTCCGGGTTGTTCACTTCCACCTGCTGCCCGGCTATCTCCACCTTCCGGCTCGTGGGCATCTTCGTCACCTTGGCCAATACGCGGTGGCGCTTGGACAGGATGGCATTCACATGCCCGCTCATTTTGTACGTATTGCCGAATTTGTACCCCGTCTTGTTGTCCAGGTTCGAAACATTGGCATCGTCGGCCACGCTGTCGTCAAACTCGATCATCGTATAGGGCGGCTGCTTGATGGTCAGTTCCGGATAACGGGCGGCATACTTCTCCAGTTCCTCATCGGCCAGATACTTCGTCAGGGTCAGCTTGCCCCTCAGTCCCGAATGCCGGTCATCCACGGCACCCGTCTGTGTATACGTTCCGTAGTCGTAATACTTCTTCAGCAGGGTTCCGTCGTCTTCCCGGTCTATCTCCAGCACGAAGCGCTCCAGCTTGCCGCTGCCGTTCAGTCTGGCCTGGTGCAGGCGTTCCAGCATAGCGAACCCGTCGATGCCGGGGCAGTTGGTGTAGCGGTAGCCCCGCACATTATTGATCCCTTCCAGTATCAGGCCACTATCGGACAGCTTGGTCAGATATTCCAGGAACAGTTCCTCAATCGTGTCCGGCAGGCATAACTGCACAACGGGCGCACCGGTGGCCAGTTTCACACGGGTCAGCCCCGTACCCCTCACGTCCAGTTTCTTCAGGCGGCCCTGCCAGCTCAAGTCCAAAGTGGCCACATTCCCGTTGTCCCCGTTCCGGGCCAGCCGGTTGTTCCGCATGTTCACTTCTTCCAGAAGCAGCATACCATTGGTCGAAGCCATGAACGAGCCGTTCCGGTAACCGCTGGCTTTCTCCACGCTCATGTCGAGTTTTACCAGTGAGGTCAGCAGACCGAAGTTGAAGCCGATTGCGAACGCATCCTCGTGCCATACCAGCTCCTTGATTTTGGCTGCACCGATAATCTTCAGCGGGTCGTTCTCACCGAAGGCACGGGTCAGCTGCAGGGAATGGAGCACGTCCGCATCCACCACGCCGCTGTCGGCCTGCACGCCGTTGCTGGTGGAGAGCTGCACACGGTACGGGATGGTCAGCCGGTACTGCATCGGTTTCAGTTTATAAGCCTTGTCCAGCGATGCCGTACTCTGGTAGAACTGGGCACCCAGCGTGGATACATAGCCGTACTCCACCTGCTTCAGGTCATACCGGCGTTGGATGAAGTAGTTCCGGTGTGCTTTCAACGAACCCTTCAGACCGTAGATTTGCGGATAGGTCTGTTTGGCACCGTCAGCACCCACCGGCATTTCGTTCAGGAACGGGTAGATGTATTTGAAGATGCCGGACTTGTTATAGAGGCGTGAGCACCACTTCTTCATCTGTTCGGTATCGAAATGGTCAATGGCTTTCTGGATACTGAAGGCACTCATGAAGCTTGCGCCCCCGTTCCATCCGCTCACCATAATCTCCACAATCATGTCCCAGCAATTGGCCACGATGAGGTTCCACAGCCACGAGTTATGACCCTGCATCACATAAGCCCCGTCGCGCTTCGTCTGGCGGTTGTCGTCATACTTCCCGGTCAGGAACGACTTGTTGTCAGAACCGAGCTGGCAGTCGCCGTCATAATAGTCAATCGACCATTTCACACCGTCCCATGTGCGGATAAGCATGTTCTTCGCAAGCTGGTCCACACCGAGGTTGAACTGCACGTACAGATAGTAGGCAATCAGGTGGGGAAGGTCGAAATACTTCCCGGCCTCTTTCCTGAACGTATCGCTCTGCCACTTGGCGGTAGGGAACTTGTCGCCGTCGTCCTCATAGTCCACCCCCTCGAACGAATGGGATTCCGTGCTGTAAACCATGTTCCTGCCCGCAGGCGTTTCCTTTACGCACCGGTAGACGAAACTCATCATGCGGTCGGTGGCCTTGTACATCTTGTCGTACTTGTCACCGGTACCGAGGTGGTCTTTCAGGTTCGGTTCTTCCTCCGCGTCACCGCCTCCGTCCGACCAGAAGGTATCTTTCGGATGATTAAATTCCAGTCCTCCGTCAAAGTTGTAGTCCATGAAATCCTTATGCTCCGGTTCGGTACTCGGCAACCAGTGGAACAGGCACAGCGGATTGGAGTTGTTCAGCGTCTCGAAGCAGACGGGCAGGTACTGCTTGTGTCCTTCCTCGTCGGCTTCCAGGTAGTTCAGCGTGTCGCCCTCGCCCCATTTCTCGCCGCCGATGGTCTCATCCTGCCCGAAGATGGGGTAGCTGTCGCTCTTCTCGTTGTTCATGTTGTACTGGCCGTAATAGGTCAGGTCTTCGTCGGCACTCTTCGCTACGAACAGGTCGCACGGCAGGCCGTCGATGGCCGAACGGTAATCATCCTCCAGCCCATGGTCTTTGGCGTAACGCTGGGCAGGCGTAAGCAGCCCCATCTCTTTCAGTCCGTCATTGATAAGCTTCGCACCTCCGGTATTGGTGGTCATGGACGAGTCCGAGAAGTCGCATTTGGAACATGCCAGCTTCGCGCCTACCGAGTTCCTGCGTAACTTGAAGAGATTTTTTTTGCCGGTAGTTACCACCGGATTCTTCTGCCTGCCGTTTCCGTCAATCTCCCCGTAGCTCAATGTAACCGTCCAGCCGCTTGCCGTCTTCTGGAAGTAGAAACGGAAGTTCTTTCTGGCATAGTTCACGGAAGAAGTACCCTGAATACGGACATATACGTTGGTAAGGATAAAGTCAAGCGTCCTGTCCTCTCCGTTATAGAAACGGACCTCCCTTACCAGTTTATTGGCCTTCTTGTCGTTCAGCTGGGCCAGTGCATCCACCACGTTCAGCGTGTCGCTCTCGCTCGGAACCTCACTGCCCACGCTGCCCGTGCCTATCAGTACCAGGATCGAGTTCCGCCGCTTCTTCATCAGCCCCATCAGCTTCTCCATGCTCACCGTATCTCCTTCATTCAGCACGCGGTTGTCCTCATCCAGTGAGCGCACGCCCGGTTCCCCGTCGGCATCCTCCAGGTGGTTGCGGTCCACGATGTAGTTGTTCAGCACCTCGTCCGAGGTCAGCGCCTTGTTATAGATACGCACGCTCTTCACGTTCAAGTCGGCACCTGCCGACTTAAATTCCAACTGGCTCTGAATGTCAAAATTCACCTTGTCGAGCCACTTGGAAGCAGCCGACTCTTCACCGTTCACATAGAAACCGATCAGCGTGCGCTGTTCGTTGGTCTGCACGTTCGGATAGAACACGTAGGTAATGCGGATATTCGTACCCGGCTGGAACTTGGTACCCACCGAGTCTTCATAGCGCAGCACCTGTCCGGCATCCATCGCCTCGGTCACCACACCGGTCAGGAACTTGGCCTCTTCCGGAGTCACAATCAGCCCGTACCGGTTGCCGTTGTCCAGCTGCCCCAGGCAGGTGATCAGCTCGGCATCCGTATCCGTCACGTTGGCCGTGCTGTATTCTATCTCCAGCGTCATGCCCACGTCACGGATGGCAAATCCCTCGGGCTTGTCCGCCTCGTTGAAGGGGCGGTAACCGCCGTCAGCGGTCAGGGTCATACCTGCACCGCCGGCCAGCAGCAGGCGGTCCTTGTGCCAGCCGCTACCGGCACCATATTCGTTCACGCTCCACAGCACGTCCCGGAACTCCATACGCTTGTCACCGCTCACCCAGCTTGCCGGGTTGTTTTCCGTGTTGCTTCGCCCGAAGGCGTCAAACGTACACACGGCATCCGGTGCCAGCGTGGCTTCAATGTCCGGGTGCGATGTGGTGTTCACCTGCACCTCAAGCACGGCATCGCCGCATGACACACGGTAGTCCAACGGTTCCACGTTCACGTTCGTCCGTCCGTAGCTGCCGGTCTCACCGCGTTGCAGCAGGTCTTCCTTCACCACGCTGCCCCGGTCGGTCACTTTCACACGGGCCGTATACGCATCGCGGTCATAGCCGGCATACGTGAAGTTCCATGCCGTGAACTGCTCTGCCTCCAGCACCGGGTGTTTCCAGTCACGCTGGAACCCCGCTGCCCGGTGGCTGAACATCAGGCCGGCATACGCTGTCACACCTCCGCCTGCCTTCAGCAGCGTAATGTAATGCACCCGGCTCACCACACCGGAGTTCTCATGCTGCGCGTAGGCTTCCACCACGTTCGTACCCTCCTGCATCTGTGTCAGGGGGATGGTCACGTTCTTCTGCTGCACACCGCTGCCGGCCGAAAGACCGAGGGTAAAGGCCTGTCCGCCGTTCACGCGGTAGTAGATGTTCTTCTCACCGCTCGTGCCCTTGGCAGTAAAGGGGATGTTCACGTCATTTTTATATCCCCCGTCGGCCAGCCCGTTGCCCGCCGAGTAGGTGGTCTCCAGCTCCATGGCCACCATGGTCACCTTGGCCGTGGCCGTCTTCATCAGCGTGCCGTCCTGGTAAGTTGCCTGCGCTTCCACCTGCACGGTATAGGCAGTGGCATCCTTCAGGTAGGGCGAAGCGTCAAAGGTATAGCTCTGTCCGGCTGTAACGCCCACAAACTCCGCATCCCGGAACTCACTGATGACGGTCGAACCGCGTTTCACGATCACGCGGGCTTTCAGGTCGCTGTAGCCGTCCACCGTACCGCCACCGGCAGTGCCCACACCTACGGAGTATTTCACCACAAAGCCGCTGCCCAGTGCCAGATACTGCGAGGCGGGAAGTCCCGCACCGCCGCTGTCCGTCAGGTCGATGTTCACCACCACCTTGTCATCGTCCGTGTACTTGGAAAAGCGCACTTCCTTCGAGCTCTCGCCGCCCTGGTTGTCCTTCTGCTTGACGGTCATCACGTACTGGGTGCCGTCCTCGCTGTCCTGCACATCCACGTCCGTCACCGTACCCACCATCGCATCGAACACCGTTCCGGATGTAGGAGGTTTCGTCTCGCCGCTCACCAGTTCCTCGGTAGGGGTACGGTTTGACAGTTCCTTCTTCAGGAACGCTTCGATGTCATCGCCTGCATAGGCATGATAGGTGCCGTCCGGCTGTTTCTGGTTCCATGGTGTTTCAAGATTCATCGGATGTTCAGTCGCGTTGATGATTCCGCTTATTTTCCTTTTTGCCATAATACTGTCCTTTTATAATAATCATTCATTTATCAGTTTTACTGCTACCGTTCCATGCGTCCGATCCGTTCCACGGCTCGTCGCCTTTCCAGTATCCAAGTCCGAAACAGCTGCTTATCGCAGACCACACCAGTCTTGCCCCGGCATAGACTGCCGACAGGGCACGTTTCCCCACATACGCAGCCGTTATTTCCTTACCGCCTATGGTTATCATCGTCAATCCTCCTCATAAATCAGATACAGCGTATTCGCATCCTTGTCCTGCAGCGCCTCGTAAGCTTCCCCGCTCATCACCTCATGCCGGTAGGCCAGCAGTCTCAGGCTGCCGCCTGTTCCGGTATATACGGCATCGCCCAGCAGGTAAAGCTTGTCCGGCAGGATGGCTGTCCGGTCCGCATCCATGAACATGCCGGCAGGGGGTACTCCCGCCACGTCCCAGTCCCCGTACAGGGTGGAGTCCATGTGGTAGGCAAATTTCCCGGCACTGGCCACATACACCACGTTGCCGCCCGGCTTGGTACTCTTGTCAGGCAAGACATTGCCTGTTTCCATCCATGAGGAAAAGCGTGCGGTAGCTCCGCCGACGGCTGCTGCCGTAGTATGTTCCACCTTGGCTGCGGCATTTTCTGCCTTGGCTGCCGCTTCGTTGGCCTTGGTGGCCGCTTCCGTGGCGGGCTGGGGCTTTTTCCCCAGTCCGGCTACGGCTCCTTCCGCTTTCTTGGCGGCAGCCTCGGCACGGGCGGCGGCATCGCTCGCAGGTTCCCCTATCAGTTCCAGGGGGACGTTCACCATCTTTCCGTCCTTCTCGCCGGGCAGTGATTTCACACCGCTCAGCGAGGTGACGGTCTCCAAGTCCTCCACGCCGGTAGAACTCTGGAGTACACGGTCCAGCACTTCCTGAACCAGTTCTTCTTGTGTCATTTCTGCCATACTCATTCGTTTTTATCGGTTTCTGACCCGCCCAGGATTTCGTTCAGGGCATCTATCACATTGGGAAGACAATAGCGTTCCACCGCCATGTGTATCATCCCGGTTTCCTCATCGCTGAACTCGGTCTCGCCGGTACTCTCGAAAATCTTGAACGCAAGCCGATGGGCCTTGATGCCACTGACACGCGTATACAGCAAATCGGCTATCTGCTCACGTGCATCGAAAACCTCCCTCGTCTGACGGGTTATTCCGGTGGGAACGCTGAAATTCCTGAAATCTAACTTTTTCATATATATCTGTTTTTTAGGATGAATGATTCAATATCTGGTAACGGAATCCGTCCGCTTTTGTAATAAGTACCGTTACGGAGTCCCCGGATGCCATCTCGTAGTTTTGCAAATCTTCATTGTGGTTATAGATACCTTTTAGTATGATATTCTTTGAACCGGGTCTGACCCTGAACGTGACAATGGCTGCAAAATCGGTAGGCAAGTAACTCATGCCGAACTTGTATGCCACAGAACTTTCCGACGGCAGCGTAACCTCTACCTTACTGTAGTTGGGTTCATTGTAATACATCAAAATGATATTGTGTTGTGAGAAATCCACCGTGTAGTTTCCACTTCCGAAGGTAAGCAGCTTGGCTTTCGTATTGATAAACGCCGGGGCAAGTAATGCCGCATTGCTGCTGATACCGTAGTTCTTCGTACCGCCGGTAACATCTATAAACAATCCATAGTTCGCTTGGTCGAAGCCGTAATTCCCGTATATATTGGGGGCTGAGTTCACGATACGACCGACAGCGGTAAAAGCTCCTCCTGCAGAAGACGGTATCACATCATCACCGAACATCACATATCCTTTGCTGCCGCCGACACGGAAAAAATCATCATAAATGGCAAGACCGCCACCGCTCCCGTGAGAGTCGGCCACAGAACCGATACGGCCGTTCCCTATCTCAAAGCCGCCGATTTTCCCTTTGCTGCTGTCTATCTCTCCGGTAAACTTACCGTTGGTCGTTTCAATGCTGCCGTCTTCCAGTATCTTGAAGTTGCCGTTGGCCGTTACCAGTCCCTCCAGCTGTATATGGTCGGCTGTCAGCTTGATTTTGCTCACGGTATTTCCGTACTCGTCCTCTTCCTCCACGCTCACCCCGATAAGGGCAATCTTTCCTGTATTGTCCTGCGCATACAGACCGGAACCTTCAGGCTTTATGACAAGCCCGGTCTCTTTCAGCGCATTACCGTCCTTGTCGAAGACCGCCGCTGAAATCTTTACCAGCCGGTCGCTCTGTTCGAACAGTGTACGGTACTTATAGGCCAGTGCGTCCGCCTTGTTGGTGCTGAACACCAGCAGCGAAATGTAAATCACGCCCGTAAACGACAGCTTGAAGTCGCCAGTGCCGTTCCAAAGTCCGTCCAACGTGAACATCTTCTCACCGCCAACGGGCAGGTCCTCTTCATGGCCGAACATGTTGAAGTTCTCAAACCCGGTCTTATCAGCGTTCACAAATTCTATTTTCAACCTTCCGGCCTTGATAACCCGGTAGCTGAACGACAGATACACCACGCCGGGCACCCGTTCGCCCTGGCTGTTCGTCTGCCGGTACTCCGGTACCAGCCGGAAGTCCTCCAGTTTCTGCATGATATAGCTGTTCCGGATATAGGCATAAGGCACCTTGCCGTCGGTCCGTATCTCGGCATGGCCGTCCGGCTTCGTACCGTAAGGACCGCCGTTCGCCCAGATCCAGCGTCCGCCCAGGGTGAACAGCGTAGCCTTGCTGCCCGTCTTCCATTTGTCCATGCCGTCGGCAAAACTGCTGTTGTCCAGATAACTCTGTTCTTCGCGTATTTCCTTGCGCAAGCTTTCCACGGCTGAATGGATTTTCCCCTCGGTTATCTCAAACCGCGTCAGGATGTCCTCGCCCGTCATCAACACGAACGTACCCTTCAGCCACACGTTGTCGGCATACAGGCCGTTTCCTTTCGGCTGTTTGTCTGCCGGGAAAGCGCTGCTCCTGATGCCGTCCAGCTTACCCAGCCGGCAACGAAGGCAGCCGTTGAAGTTCTTGGCCTTCACACCGTCCAGAATGTCGATACGGGGCTGTCCGTCCTCCGTGGCCGCAATGGATATAAGGTTCTGCCGGAGCGGGGTTTCGGTGTTGCCCATCAGCACGCACTCATCGCCTGCCTCCGGCTTCACCCCGCCAAACTCGCTTACCGGGACCAGTACACCGCCGGCTATCACCGAAGCCACCTCCACCCAGTATGCTTTTAGTTTCTTACCACCCGTAACCGCACAGCGCATCAGGTCATGGGCCACAAAGCCCGATTCCTGCTCAAACACGATGCGGTAGTTGTCGCCCTGCTTCACCACGTCCTTGATCTTGCCGTTGGCAGCGGACACCACCAGCTGGCCGCACACGCTGCGCACCTTCTCGATCAGCAGTTCCAGCGCCACCAGGCTTTGCCGGGCAGTCACTTTGTCCACCGTCAGGTTTGTCAGTCCGGTCAGCTGGTCAATCCACAGCTGCCAGCCCTCACCGGTCAGCCCGTCCACAAACTCCGTGCTGCGCAGCAGTTCGCGGATCACGGCAGTCAAGTATTCGGCATTGCCCTCACCATCCACGATGCCGCAGGGCTTGCCGCCGGCAGCCTCGCCAAAGCTCACACCCTTCAGGAAGCGGATGGACTCTTTGGCTGTGTCCGGCTGGTTCTTGCTCAGGAACTCTTTCTGGCTGCGCCGGGCGGAAAACAGGTTGTTGTCCGTGGGCAGCGTCTTGTCCCAGCTTCGTATGATGTCCGGAAGGGCAGCGCCTTCCGTCTTTGATTTCGTATAGCTTTTCAGCGCACCGATGCTGTCCGTCACCTTGTCGAACTTGCCCACCTGCAGCGCATCGCTTATCTCGATGTCCATCTGCCCGGGTTCGTTCACCTTGCGGCTGATCTTGGTGATACGGCTCTGACGGTAGCCTTTTTCCGGGAAATACTTCCGGCTCTCCAGCTTCACCCGTCTGCCCACAAACAGGTCTATGCCGTGCTCCTCGATGTATACCGGGTCTGTCGGGGCTTTGTAGGCGGCAATGTCCAGCCAGTGGTCCCGGTTGTACTCGTCCACCGCAACCGCAAACTCCTCTTCGGCCAGCCGGTAATACTCATCCGGCATCCGGATATTCCACAGGATATAGGTGTCGCCTGCTCGGGGCACCAGCTTGCCGCCCGGCAGCTGGGTGTCGTCATCGTAGGGCCAGATGGTGATCAGTTCGAATTCACGTGCCGCGCTGTCGTAGTTCACCTCAAAGTAGTGGTCATCGCTTTCTCCCAGTCCGGCAAGGTCGCCCGTCTGGAACGACACACGTTTGGTTTCTCCGGCCAGCTCGTACAGGTTAGGGTCAAAGTCCAGTTCCCCGTCCCGGAAATAATAGACGGTGAATTTGTTTCCTTCATCGTCTGCCACCTCCTCGCTGCGAACCGAGCTCACCGTACCGACCCGACGGGGGAAGATGCCGCTGAAAGCATCCTGCTCGTAATGGTCATAGATGCCATATTCCTCCACGCCCTGCTCGATGTACTTCCTGCCGCCGGGAAGCATCAGACGCGGGCTGCCGTATTTCTCCGCATCGATGTTGCGGGTCGAGCCTACCGGGAACAGGCGCGTATAGAATTTGGCCGTGTTGCTCGTATCTCTTTCCAGGGAGGTCAGCCCCTTGCCATAGCCAAGGGTGATTTCTTCCCCGTGTTCGCAGCGGCACACGTTCACAGTCTGCCCCTCAACCCACCATTCCACCTTGCCGCCTGCCTTTTCCGCGATGGCTTTCAGCGCTTCGTCGCAGTACATCCCCTCGTAGTCTATCGTGATCAGCTCCGTACCTTCCACCGTACCCGTCTTCCAGTCAGTAATGTGGCCCATGCCGTTATTGATAGCCTTCACCACCATCGCCACATGCTCGCGGGGCGTGGCCGTCAGGGTAAACAGGGGGTTGGTGTCCCCGTCCGTCGTCTCCAGCACCAGGAACCGCTTGATTAGGCTCTCGATACCGTACAGCTTCAGGTTATACTCCCATTCACCATCGCTCACCTGCTTCGGCGTGTAGCGTTCCGTCAGCCAGTACCGTTCGCCCAGATAGTCCGTGTAGTCGTTCACGTCCAGGGGCAGGAAGGCATAATAGCTGAACGACAGGGAAAGCACATTGTCTCCCTGCACTTCCTTGCTTTGCGTCGAGCTGTCGTTCACGGCCACATCCGCACGCTTGGTTCCGGCTTTATCATATATCGTTAGAAGCATATTCTAATAGCGTTTGAATGGTTATATAATCGGTTTCGGTTCCCGGAACTTTACCCGGAACTTTCCGGCATGCACGCCTTCCGTCCACAGATAGGTCAGCGGGGTGAACTTCGTACAGTCGGCATACTTCACCCGCAGCTGCAGATCCAGCTGGGGGAAACGGATCTCCAGCCAGCCGTCCTTCCCTTGCTTCAGGAAATTCACAAAGGCAAAGTACTGCTTCATCCAGCCTGCCTGGGTCTTGTTGTAAAGCGCAAAATGCAGCGTCACGTCACGCGCTTCATTCCGTGGGGTCAGCACGGGGCTGTATTTTTCCCCGTGCTCTTCCCGTATGTCCACAGCCGTATCCTTCTTGACCTTGCTCGGGGTCAGGATGGCCGTCAGGTTCTCCATGCCCCCGCGCCGGTCTTCCACCAGGAACACGCCGTATTCCGTCCAGATGTCCGTGCCGTTCACCAGCACCAGTCCGCTCAGTATATTGCCCATATCACTTCACTTTTAGTCCGTCACGTATCATTTTCTTTATCACTTCCTTCAGTTCGCCCAGGTGTCCGGCGCTCACACCGGTGTTCTCGGCTATCCGGGCCAGATGCCCTTCAGCCGTGTCCATCTTCTCCACCACGCTTTCCAGCCGGTCGTCCATGCTGCTCCAGTGCTGCAGCCCGCCGGTGAACATGCCCTCCAGTTTCGTGCCCTGGTCCTGCGTCATGGCCGTAAAGCCGCCCGCTTTCGCACTTTGGCTCGTACCGCCCTGCTGCGTCTTGTCATAACCGGTGGCTGCCGCCAGGTTGTCACGCAGGGCAAGGGCTTCATCCATATACTGCATGTACTCTTCCATCAGCGCGTTCCGTTCCGCC